TAGTGAGTTCTACGAACTAACTAAATAGTATATTAAGGCCAAGATGTTGGGCCGTGGACAACATCACCGAAAGGAGATTTTAATGAGTGATACTAAATGTATATCAAAGGGGCCATGTCCTAGCTGTACCTCAAGTGATGCCCATGCCTTGTATGATGATGGTCACTCCTATTGTTTTAGTTGCGAAACAAATTTTAATAATGATTCAAAGGTGGTACCAATGACTAATACAAAAAGTTCTGGATTATTAAAAACAAGCGGTGAGGTGTCTGCCATTAGTGATCGGCACATAGAACGTGAAACCATTAAAACATTTAATGTTGAAGTAACAAAATCTGGCAGTACAATTACCCATCACATCTATAAATATTTTGACAACAACGGCAATCATGTTGCTAATAAAATCAGAGAAGTGCAAGGTAAAAAATTCTGGTCTGAAGGGAATGTAAGCGGCTCTGTTTTATTTGGTGAAAATATATTTTCTGGTGGTGGCAAATATGTTACAGTCTGTGAGGGTGAGATTGATGCTATGTCTGTCTATCAGATGAATGGCAAGTACCCTACTGTTTCAATTAAGAACGGTGCCGCATCAGCAGTTGAGAACTGTAAGAAAGCCTTTAACTATCTTAACCAATTTGAAACCGTAGTTCTGTGCTTTGACAACGATGACCCAGGCAGGAAGGCGGCACAAGCAGTAGCTCAAATCTTTGAACCCAACAAATGTAAAATCTTAACTCTAGAACTTAAAGATCCAAACGAGTATCTAAAGGTTGGTAAACGTGAGAAGTTTATGCAGGAATGGTGGAATGCTAAACCATATACACCTGCCGGTATTATCAATCTAGCTGACCTTGGTGATGCATTGTTTGAAGAAGACTATTGTGAGACTTGTCTTTATCCCTGGCCTAAAATGAATGATAAAACCTATGGTATTAGAACTGGGGAACTAGTCTGCTTTACCAGCGGTGCCGGTATGGGCAAGTCAAGTATTATTAGAGAACTTATGCATCATATCATGAACAGTACTAAGGATAACATTGGTGTGTTATGTATGGAAGAGAACACCAGGAACACAGCCTTTAATATTATGAGTGTCGAGGCCAATGCCAGACTTTATATCAGAGAAGTACGAGAAGAATACACCAGAAAACAGCTAATAGAATGGCGGGATAAGACCGTTGGCTCTGGCAGGTTCCTTGCCTTTGATCACTTTGGTTCAATTTCTAACGATGAGATATTGGATCGTGTTAGGTACATGGCTAAAGCTAGAGATTGTAAGTGGATTTTCCTAGATCATCTCTCTATACTGGTGTCAGGGAATGAAGAGTTTGGGGATGAAAGAAAGTCTATTGATGTTCTTATGACCAAGTTAAGATCTCTGGTGGAAGAAACTGGCGTTGGCTTGTTACTTGTTTCACACCTACGCAGACCATCAGGTGATAGGGGTCATGAGGATGGCAAGGAAGTATCCCTCTCTCACCTGAGAGGATCGGCCAGCATAGCGCACCTATCTGATAGTGTCATAGCCCTGGAAAGAAACCAACAGGCTGAAGATGAAACTGAAGCTAATACAACCACAATAAGAATACTCAAGAACAGATACACTGGAGACACTGGTGTGGCGTGTTATCTTTTCTATGATAAAAATACTGGTAGGATGACCCAGATTGATAATCCTTTTATGGAGAATGATGATGCCTCATAAAGATCCAGAAAAACGAACTGAGTATTATAAAAAATACTATCAAGAAAATAAAGAAAAACGAACTGAGTATTATAAAAAATACCGTTTAGAAAATAAAGAAAAACAGATGGAACGAAATAAAAAATACTATCAAGAAAATAAAGAAAAAATACTTAAACATACTAAACAATACCGTTTAGAAAATAAAGAACACTGGATGTGTTGCACAAGTAAAGTAAGAGCTAAACAGAAGAACCTTCCTTTTAATCTTAGTACAGAATATCTTAGAGAAATATGGCCTGAAGATAACAAATGCCCAGCTTTAGGAATTACTATGAAGAAAGGAGATTTTTGTGTAACAGATCACTCTCCAACTTTAGATAGAATTATTCCTGAACTGGGGTACATAAAAGGAAATGTACAAGTTGTATCTGCTTTAGCTAATAGAATAATGTCTGATGCTACAGTAAATCAAGTTATGGCAGTAGCAAAACACTATGAAAAAATAACAAAGGAGTTAGAAAATGGTAAGAAAACCCTTCAGTAAAGATGAGTATGACAAAGCAGATACGCCAGCAAAGAAACAAATGCTGGGCTGGTTGAGTCATAATATACCTGATCTTATCACTGATTCAAAAGAGAACTTTGGCTTCGATATTAGAGGGTATCTTGATAGTAGTTCCAGCAATCACTTCTATGAAGTTGAAGTCAAGTGGGGATGGAAAGGAGATTGGCCTGAGAGTTGGAAAGAATTACGCATTCCCTACAGAAAGAAAAGACTGCTGGATAAATGGCAGAAAGATTTTAGAAATGCTGACTTAACCTTTGTTGTTTTCAGAGGAGACTTCAAAAGAGCATGGCATGTTCCAGGAGATGTGCTTCTTGAATCTGAAGTCAAGGAAGCATACAATAAAAATATAGCAAAAGGAGAAAAGTTTTTTCATGTTCGTACTGATTTAATTTACCAAGTGGATATGACCTATGACAACAGCGATAGTTGATATTGAAACAAATGGTCTTGGTGACACAACCAAGATACATTGTATTGTAGCAAGAGAAGAAGATTCTGGAAAGGAAAAAGTATGGATCAAGGAGCAGTGTGCGGATTTCGGGGAATGGTCAAAGAAAATAAATAAGTTTATTATGCATAATGGAATTAGTTTTGATGCCCCTCTTTTAAATAAATTTACAGGGTCTGCAATAAGAGCTACCCAGATAAGGGATACTCTATTAGAGTCGCAGTTGTTTAATCCTATTAGAGAGGGTGGTCATTCTCTTGAATCCTGGGGAAAGAAATTAAAGTTTTTGAAAGGGGAGCATAAGGATTTCACAGTATTCACTAAAGAAATGCTACAGTATTGTAGGCGTGATGCAGAACTCACTGGGAAGGTTGCTTCTACTTTGCTTGAAGAAGGTGAGAGATTTCCTTCCAGACCGTATGAACTTGAAAGAAAAGTAAGACTTATTGTTGATCACCAGGAAAAGAATGGCTTTGCTTTTAATCTACCGGAAGCAATGATCTTATTGGCAAGGTTGGAAGATGAACAATTTAATTTAGAGAAGCAGTCGCTTGAAATATTTCCACCTAAGATTTTCCAGCTTAAAACCAAGACAAAAGAAGAACCGTTTAATATTGCCAGCCGTAAACAGATTGCTGAAAGACTTATGGAGAAGGGGTGGAAGCCTACGAAGAAAACAGATAAGGGAAATATTATTATCAATGAAGAAGTTCTTGATAAAATTAAAATTAAAGAAGCTAAAATGTTTAGTCGGTACTTCCTTCTACAAAAACGTACAGGACTACTGAAGTCTTGGATAAAAGAATGCCAAGAGGATGGAAGAGTGAGGGGAAAGGTTCTTACTCTCAGGACTGTGACCGGCAGGATGGCGCACCACTCTCCCAATATGGCCCAGGTTCCCGCTGTTTATTCACCCTACGGTAAAGAATGTAGAAGTCTATGGACTGTCACTAATCCAGATACCCATGTCTTGGTAGGTACTGATGCGTCTTCTCTAGAATTAAGATGCCTTGCTCATTATCTTGATGATAGAGGGTACATCAATGAGGTAGTCAACGGAGATATTCATACAGCCAACCAACGTGCGGCAGGATTGAAGACCAGAGATCAGGCTAAAACTTTTATCTATGCCTTTCTCTATGGTGCCGGTCCTGTTAAGTTAGGACAGATAGTAGGAGGTGGTGCCGCACAAGGTGCTAACCTTATTAAAAGATTCTTAGATAATGTTCCTAATCTAAAAACTCTAAGAGAAAATATTCAGGAAGCTGCCAAGGCCGGTCCAATAAGAGGAGTGGATGGTAGGCTTCTGCAAATAAGAAGTGTTCATTCAAGTGTTAATACTCTCTTGCAAGGAGCAGGAGCAATTATCTGCAAGGAATGGCTGATTCATATGGACAAGTACATTAGAGAAGTTGGTGTAGATGTTAAGTTAGTGGCATCAATCCACGATGAATACCAGTTTGAGGTAGCCAAGAAAGATGTTAATAGGTTTGGTCTAATCACCAAGTCAGCTATGAAGGATGCAGAGAGATCATTAAAAATTAAATGTCCTCTTGACTGTGAATATAAAGCTGGTCGGACATGGGGAGAGACTCACTGATGGAGTATCAAAGGGCATTAAATTATTTAGAAAAGGATACAAATAGTTCTTGACATATGTAATTCTATCTGCTATACTTACACCCATGATGAAAGGAGAAAAGTTACGAAACTAAATGATCACCATTTTATTGTTATTAACCATATGAAATTATCAAAAGGAGAAAAGTTATGAGTAACACTATTATTTCTGGTACTGCATATTGGGCGCATGTTCTTACTCCCAATACAAAATTTAATGCTGATGGTGAGTGGAGCATTGAGGTATGTAATCTTGATGCTAAAAACAAAAAGGTTGCTGAAGCTGATGGACTCACAATTAAAAACAAAGGTGATGACCGTGGTGACTTTGTTACCCTCAAACAGTATGCTCGTACAAAAGACGGCACACCTCGTGCAATACCTGTAAAAGATTCTCTTCGCAATCCCTTTCCAAGCGATAAGAGAATTGGCAACGGCTCTAAGATAAATGCTTCTTATTTTCCTAAAGAGTATTCAGCTTATGGAGGCGGTGTTAAAGGATACCTTCTTGGTGTCCAAGTAGTAGACTTAGTAGAATATATTGGCGGTGGGGATGACTTCGCCGTGGTAGAAGACGGGTATGTTAGTGACCAAGATGAAGACATTCCTTTTGCTTAATCACAAAACTATCCTATTTAACTAATCTAACAAGGAGACTAGGGGTGGTTGAGAAATCAGCCATCCCTCTTTTTTATCATGAAAAAAATAGACACACTTGTAGAAGATATTTATAATCTATTTTCTCCAGACCCGGTTAGTATGACTGAAGAAGAAATAGATAATCATATTAATACCTTCGGTGATATGATTAAAATACACATTAAAGAATTTATATGTGGCGAACCTAAAGTCATGGGTAATTTAAGACTATCGGCTATAGGAAAACCTGACCGGCAGTTGTGGTATAATGCTAACAGCAAACAACTAGATACCCCTATAAAACCCAGCACTAAAATTAAATTCTTATATGGGTATATCTTGGAGGAACTTCTTCTTCTCTGTTCTTCTATTGCCGGTCATGAAGTTACTGACCAGCAGAAAGAGGTGGAGTTAGAGGGAGTGAAGGGACATCAGGACTCATTGATTGATGGTGTTCTGGTGGATTGTAAAAGTGCGTCAGGTCCAGGCTTTCAG